TCTACATATTTACTAGTAGAGTAGTTACCTTGTGGGTCTGATACCGCATATGCCTCTTTACCAATCAATTTTTCATTGATAATGCGTAGTGCAGCGTCACGGGCCTTAGTAAAGTCGGTAATACTAGCAAATGTTTTCTCACCAAGCGCTTTAACCATTGGCTTCTTATCTTCAGCTACGTTGTGAATGAGTAGGCGTAGCACCTTGTCAACACTCATCTTAGCGCCTTTTTCAGTATGGAACCATAAGGTAGCTTCTGCGGTAATATCTTCTTTAACAGCATCACATACAGTGACTTTAATAACGTCACGACCCTTAGCATCCGTCTTAGCTTCAGCTAACATTATCTTTACGTCATGGGTGCCACGCTCGAAGCCTTGGCTTGTTGAACGCTCCTTGTCTAAGTTGTTAAGAATGTCCCCAAATAGTGAGTCTGCCATTATTTTGTTCCTTTGCTGTAGTAAGCGTTAATTTTTTCGTCAATTACCTTTAGGTCGTTTGGTATCGTGCTATCTTCAAACATCTGCATAGGTGCCTTGATACCGCTACCGTCCGTCTTGACCTTGAATACAAACTCACCCAAGTCTACTGCTGACTCAAACACGATGTTGCTCAAACCTTCGGGTGCTATGTTGTTCCTAATCGACTGCCCAGCTGTCTTGAGCTGTACTAGCTGTTGGTCGTTAAGCTCGATGTGCCCAAACAGGTAGACATTCTGCTCACCTGGCTTGTCTATAACTGTCTTAATCAAGTCATAGAAGTCACCAGCAATATCTCTAAATACCTGGAATTGGTCTTTGTCTTTCGAGCGGCCAAACACTTGGAAGGTAAATAGGTAGTTGACATCATCCACCACTATAATTGGTTTCTTGCTTTTTTCAATCAAGCTCTTTACTTCTGCGCTGGTCTTGGCAACCGCTGGCACTAAATCAGTCTTAAACGGTAATTCCTTGCCCGTGACAGATATGTAGCCTACTTCGTCTTTTTTCAAGTTACGCAAGCTCGTTGACTTGCCTGTGCCTGGGTGTCCAAGCACAAAAATCAGTCTGGCCATATTAGCTCCTTACTGCTGTTGGTGTCAGCCAATGTATCAGCTGCTTAGTGTTTATATACTCATCACATAGGACTGTTTCGTAAGTGTGCTGGCGTACCTTGTTCTGGTCGGTGCCAACGTACAATATATTGCCTGTGTTATTGTCCCGAATGTAAAAGTACGGTGTCAGTTCAATCGGGTCTAGGTCTATCCGTAGTGCTAGGCTCATTTCTTGTCCTTCTTGTCTAGGTACTCCACAATCGCTTTGCGTATAAGTGCGCTACGGTTGCTGTCATGCTCGGTGACATATGCCTCAAGTCTGACCGCAAGCTCCTCTGTTAAATCTAGGGTTATTATTTTAGTAGTAGTTGCCATTTATTTCTCCTTATCGTTTGGGAACATTATTGATTCATCATTTATCCACTCACCCTTTGGGGTAAACATTTCATTTATGATGCTTTTTACTTGGTCGCTGACAGCTATTTGAAACTTCAGTCGTTCTTTGGTTGACTTTCTTGGTATACGCTCGGTTAAGTCGCCCAAAATGTCATAGTTAGACTCTCTCTCGTAATGTAATGCGCTGACTCGCATTTGTAGATGTGCTGCAATTCTCACACGCTCCTGGCGTACACCCATGTCATAGGCCCATTTTAATACCTTAAACATCTTTGAGCCTCTTGGTGATATATTGTGTCTTACTCTCTGATACACCAGCTGGTAATACGCCATTGAGTACTGCCTGAGCTTTCACCTTACCCGTATCAAGTACACGCTTGGTAAGAACTAGTGGCACTTGGTCAATGTCATCGGTGCTATAAGTGGTGCGCTCGGCCAGTGTGATACTGCCCCAAGCGCCCTGTATTTTCTCAACACCGTTATCAAGCATAGCCTGTTTGACTTGCTCAATTACCTCATCGTGCTTGGCCTTGAGCTCTTTCAGCTGCGCCTCAGCCTTGGCAAACTTCTTAATAGCCACCAGGCTCTTGTTGTCTATAAATCGCTGTAGTTCTGTGTTACCCATATTATTTCTCCTCCTTTTTGTCATACATTGGCTTGATTGGTTCTATTACCATAAAATCTTTGGCATAAGTATTTAGTTCTACTTCATACTCACCATCTCCCGATAGTTGCCCTGCACTTATTAGATATGAAACGGTTGCCTTCCTCACATCTTCCTCTGTTAGTACAATTTTCATATTTCCTCCTCCTTATACCAGCATAATATTAGTGTTGTGGCGCCAATGACGGCGCTCCTGCCCCAATATTCACTGGGAATGTATGTTACATTTATTTTCACAATACCCCCCTATATTAAATCCATTAGCTCATCAAGTGAGTTGTCCTCCTGCTTTTGACCCCCCGCAATCGGGCCAAAAACAGGAGTTTTCAAACGTTCTACTGAGTCGGCGTGGTCTGGGCAATACCATGATATGCGTATAATTGTCTTACGCTTGGCCCAGCCGCCATAATCTGTTCTAGGCTTTACCCTGCCACTTACTCCACATAAGCGACATTTTACTGGGTAGCCTACCGTTTCTATGATTCGGTCTATTGGTGCTTGCATCGTCTGACCTTAATCAGCCAAATGCTCGGAATATAAGTAATTTTAATCTGTTTCACGTTTCGCTCCTTACGTTAGTGGTACACTAATTTTATTATATCTATTTGTTATTATCAAGTGGTTTATCCACAGGAACCTCTTTTTCTTTGGTTAAGTCGCTGTTCACTTCGTGTAGCCCATCGGCAATTACCTGGCTCATAGTTCCCATTATTATCTATACGATCTAATGTTGTTCCTTCGGGCCTATCACCCATATCTTCTAAGAAGTTCCTAAAATCGTCCCAGCGTTCGCATACTTTGATGCCTCTGCCACCATAGTACCGATAAACATCTCTATTTTTATTATTGCAACGCTGTTTCATATTATGCCATAAACTATATAGTGGATGGTTTCTTAAACCATGTACAAATCTTGGCTGTATAGATTTTTTCTCTTTCGCTGACCCAGTCCTGAAAAATCTCATGTAGTGAATGTAGCAGTATGTTTTACCATAAAATATACAGTCACATCCCTCGACAGAACATTGTTTTTGGTTTAGACTTGGCATTGAATACCTCCTTGGTTGGTTTAGACGCTGATTGGGAGGTATTCTTCATACCTCTTGTAATGAAGTATACCAAAGATTTTCAGAAAATGACTTTTTATTTTTAAGACAAATATATATATTATCATCTACCGTATTTTGTGCCTTAAAAATGTAGTAGAGACATTTTTTAGTTTGTCCTGTTCTCCAAGTTCTACCTATGGCTTGTTCAAAAATTTGGTAACTATACGTTAAAGAAAAGAAAACTGTGACTGTTGCAAATTGTAAATTTAAGCCAGTACTGGCACTTAGATATTGCGCTACTAGCACAATATTTTTGAGTTGTGCGTCACTCTTAGGTAACGTGTCATGTACTTTGCCGTCATAGCGCAGCACTTTTTTGTTCTTGTGGTGCTTGGCAATATATTTCAGTATGGCTTCACGCTCAGATATATAGTTGTAGAACACAATTATATTTTCTTCGGTATCTTCCAGCACATCACTGAGTGCGTCTAGCCTACTTGCCGTGTTCGTCTGGCGTAAATAGTTCAGTAACAGGCTTGGGTTGTCCAGCAGTTCGCCGGTACGCGTTGTTCTAGCCACTTTCGCCGTGTAATAGTCTTTTGTCTCCTTATCGCTTAAATGTATTGTCTTGCCTATAAATTGCCTGTCTGGTAGCTCCAATGCCTGTTCACGGGTCAATGTCCGTGATACTGACTGCCACTGTTGCTCCATGACGGGAATATTGTTATAGCCCACGATCCTGGGAAAGCCGCCAAATGTCGTAATATTACAAAATGTTTTCTTAAACTGGGTGATACCTGACACGAAGCCAAATAGTTTGCTATATCCTGCAAAATCTATCCAGCCGTTACTCATCGGTGTACCCGTTAGCCCTATAAATTGCCCTCCTGACTGCTTAATTTCAAATATTGCCTTGGCTTGCTTGCTCTGTGGGTTCTTGAGTGCTTGCGCTTCATCACAAATAATATCGTACACAATACCACCGTTACGCCTAGCCACAAATTGCCACCAGTTTGGTATGCTTGTTTTGCTGTCGTTCAGGCGTAGTTTCTCGTAGCTTATGTAGGTGATCCTGCGTAGCGTCCAGTCATCATTACCAAACCAATTTTCTGCCTCCTCCTGCCAGTCGCCTGTGCGTATTTTGCTTGCTGGTGCAATTATGAGTAGTTTTCTTTGCCCTCCTGTCCAGTAGTCGTTTAATACTCTTGAAAAGTCTTGATCGTGTCGTTGCCAGTGTGCCAATGCCATCAATGTTTTGCCTGACCCTAGTGCTGCGTGCATAATGCCACTGGTCGGAAAGTTCGCTAGATACTGCTTTTGATATGGATATAGCTCCACGGTTTGCCCCTATTCTATAGTTACGGTTGCTGCTTGCACTTCGTCTACACCATAGCCCGTGCCACCTTGGTATGCCTCGGTGCTTACGATCTCGCGCCCACTGTCAGGTACTACTAGTGGTGTATATTCTGTTACTGCCGTGTCAGTCTCATGCTGTACGGTGTTTAGTGACTTGTCAATATATACAAGCCCACCTGCTAATGCTAAAATTGCTACTATGTAAATTGCTATTACTGTTCTCATGTTACTCCTTAGTTGATTGTTAAAATATCTTTTAATATATCAGTCCACGCTGGTACTGCCCAGTTTAGCAGTAAAATTATGTTACCGATGGCCAGTAGCGCCACCTTATGCCGTTTCACTATGTGCCACAATATATAGAATGTACCGAAGTCGTTTAATATTCGCTGCTTTTCACCCTTAACCGCGCTGTTGCTTGGTTTCTTGGTTCGTTTCGTTGGTTCGTATTTCATGCCGTCTGTCATTATTTTTTCACCCTTTATTGTTATGTTTTATTGTGTGCCCGGTGGTGTCTATTTCACGCGCTGCCCTCTTTGTATGCTTTAATCAATTCGCCCGCTTTTATGCCGTGTCTTTTAGCCACTAGTCCGAAGTGGCCCTTTAATAGTGTTCGCTCGCTCGCTAGCCTGTTAAGGTCTAGCATAGCAATTCTAAGACGTTGCTCAAATGTCATGGTCTAGCCCTCCTATTGATTGCTAAATATATTATTGTTGTCTGATACTGTCATACCCATAAGCCACTCGCGGCCGACTGCTTCCACGTCTATGTAATTGACAAGCGCATCCGGTATGTCTATACCAAACAGGCCGTTCTCTATAACGTACCAGCCATAAGCGGTGTTATTGTCCATGTAGGAGTTGTCGCCCTTCAAGTCGTCCATATTGCCCTGGTAGCAGTCCATGGCTCGCTCAGGGTCGGCGCTGCTGTCTACGTTGTCCCAATAGTCGCCTATAATCTCGCGGTCTGATTCGTCATACTCTAGCCACGCATAGATCTTTTCAACGTCTGCCCGGCCTAGTGATTCGCCGTATAGCGACATTGGTATATATTCGCAGTCCTGGAACATATATTCCGGGTCTGCTTCGTCCGCGTGTAACTCGCGGCAAGCGGCAAAAAATGCCTCAGTGTCCGCGTAGTCCTCAAGGTATAGCCATTTACCGGCTATGCTGCCATTATTGTATTTGTCGTATGTCCCGCAGTATAGCGCGGGTTTGTCTGCTTGTGTCTTTTCTGTCATGATGTAGTACTCCTTGTAATGTTGCTTAATTTATAGTAGTTCTGACAGGTATGAGGCGGTTGCTATTGTCGCGCCGTCTTGTTCTATCTTTACGCTTGCGGTCTTATCGGTTGCTATGTTTTGTGCCATACGCTGCAAACGCTCTGTATTGCCGTCATAGCCTAGTTCTTGTTCAGTCATGGTGGTTTTGCTAAGTTGCAACCCCGTCCAGTCGTTAAGTGTAATTGTAAACATTATGATTGACTCCTTACTGTTGCAATGGTAGTCTTGCGGTGCTTACC